TAACGCCATATGCTGCGTTTATGTCGTTGTTAATGCGCTCCATGTAAGGCAAAGCCATCAACTCATCCATGTTAGGCATAACAGGCACAAACTTCGCCTGACCGCTTCCTGTGCCTTCACCCCTACTACTTATAATAGGAACAAAGTTTGGATTACGTCTAGTTTCTTCTGCAATGTATTCTCCAAGCCTATTCAATGATTCTTCATCATGTCCGGGAATATCCAAGAAACCTTTAGGTGGCCTCTCTAGTTTGTAGATTTTATTTTGGAAGTTCTCAATGGCGAGAGCAGTTTCTATTTTTTTAGAAAGACCTATAATTGGCGACTGTCCATACAATCTGGCATTCGCACTGTATTTATTAAAATGAATAATCTCATCTCTTGCAAAAGGAATCTTGTCTTCATCCTGTCCCATGTCATAATAATATGCCATAGGTACAGCTTCAAACCCTCCTTCACCTTTATCGCCTTTCTCTAAAGGCTTTCTTGTAATTACATCAAAATAATCTTCATTCTTAAATTTACCATACTCATCAACTGCAAATCGCATTTGCTTTGCATCCTCTACCCAAAGCTCTTTGACTATTTTATCATCACTACCTTGAATCCTATCGTAAACAATACTTACCCAACAATCATCAAATACTTCTACTTGTCGTATCATTGCTTTAAAAAATTCTGATGCCGTAATGTCTGCATTGCCGCCTGTAGGGTCTCTTAACAGTTTATCTAACATCTTGCGTTCTTCTTTGTCACCTGCATCTCCAACGGCGTGGTATTCCCATCCCTTCGCCACAGATTGAGAAGCTATTCGAGTGATTACTGTTCTGAGATGTGAATACCTGTCCGCTAACTGTTCTAAATAATTCTGGTCTACTGGAGGAAGTATATCTGCCTTAAATGCACGATTTGTCCCCATTGTTCCATAAGCTGGAGTCCTTGCATCTTTAACTAACGAAGCTGTGTTTCTCTCTATTAATTCCTCTAACGCAGAACGCTTCCGCACTGGCTTTCGCCCCAACAATCTATCGTACCATGCCAAGTTGTATCGCCTCCAATGTTGTGTTTATCTTCTTAAGCCTTTCCTTTTTCTGTATAACATCTAATGTTTTTTGTAATTGTCTACTCCACCTGTGACCTGAATCACCACCCATCATCTTCCACATAATATATCCCTTACTAGGATTCTTCTTGTCGCCAAAGTTTTTAGCAGGCGGGTCTACCTTCTCATGCCTTCTATAATACGTATCTATACTTACTGCAGTCTTGTAACCTATGTCCTTTTGAAATCTCAACTTCTTGTTAATTGCCTTAGTAACTTTACCGCCACCATAACCATGCATTGCTCGTAAATCCCTGCCCTGTAATGCTTCCTTCTTTACACCTTTAGGAACTCTATACCTATCTCTCTTATCGCCCATGATACTCCCGAACGTACCTTCTAAGTAACGGTTCTACTAAGATGCCCGTCGGAACGTTCTCCGCTTTAGCAATCTCTTTAAGGCCCTCTTTGGTAGCGTTACTGATTCCATAAATTTCCAACCTCGTTCGTTTTTTCATAGTTTGGTTGGATGTCAAGCACATACTCGTTGTATATAAACTTTACTATATGTAATCCCAACTAACAAACGCTAACCCCTTTTTGTTCATACCTTTAATGGCTAACTCACACATCCACAACGCCATAACTGCATCTGGTGTGTGACCCTCAAGCCTTCCGTTCTTACCGTAAACTAATCTACTCAAACCATCTGTCAACTTCCTAGGTCCCGGCTTACTTGATTCTCTTATTTCTTTTTGCCACGGAATCTGGTATCTCTCTTTTTCAAACTCCAAGGCCAAGCCCGGTATCCCCACATCATGCGAGTGCTTTTCTCTTCCCGTGTTGTGACCTTCAACAGGAAGACCCGCCAAGTCACTCGCGCTATGTACAACCAATCTCTGATACCCATTCGATTCTATCATTATCGTCTCTGGATTAAAACGTTTCGCAAGTTCTCTAACTCGTAACACCTGAGCCTCTAACCAACCCGAACCCTGTGCCATTACCTTACCTGTCCAACTATACAAGAGCCTACGATGCTCCGTACGTTTATTGTAAGCCACAAGAACGTAGCTTGTCTCATCATTCTGACTGTTCATACCCACGGCCAAGTCAACGCCCATTACGACGACCGTATCGTCATCGTACTCTGGAAGTCCCATGTCTAACTTATCATCTAAACAACGCTGAAGCACCTCATAAGGTATAACTGCAGACTCTGGGTCCAACGGATTTAACATATACTCAGACTCAAACGCCCGACTTCCCATTGTCTCCTTTTCTTTGTCAAGCCTCTCCTGATTCCAATACTCAGGCCAACGCGGACTACCATCTGGCAAAAGGGCAGGATGCCTTACAACATTCCACTCCTTACTATGAGTTACCCAATCTGTAATGTCACCTACTCGTTTTTGAGTACCGACCAATAACATCTTAGATTCTGGAAGTCTCATTGGCATCACAACTCTCTGAACATAATGAATTACCTTTTCATCTGTAAGATTAGGAAACTCTTGCAAAACGTCGTCCAAGATAATCATGTGAACGTGAGGACCCTCAAGTGCCTTGCCTATACTTGCACCGTGAACCCTACTTCCATTGTTAAATCGCTTAGCTCCCTTGCGTATGGTTACTTTCTTGTCGTCACCCTTCTCAAGATAGTTACTCAACCGCCAAGACCTCTTACACAACTCCTCAAACTGTTCCAGTTTGTCCCAAGCCTGCTCCAGTGTCGCAGAAATATACAAAGCCCTGAAGTTTGGCTGCTTGTGCATATAATATGCCAGCACACACAGACCCCAAGTCGTCTTCAAGTGACCACGTGCACAAATTATTGATGCAAATTCTCCTTTGTTAAAATTTTCTTCCCACTGGTCATGCATATCTCCCAACGGAACATAAGTTCCCGGCTCCTGCTCCATATAATCTCGCATTACCTCATCTATAAACTCATTCAAAGTCAGCGGCTGGTCGTTCATTATCTCCAGCGCACCTGCGATTGCCTGCGTGATATGCTTGCTGTGGTCCATTACTTGTGTTTTCTCACAGTTACAACTATCTCTTTAACATCTCTGTCGCGAATTATCAACTCTTCATGTATCTGATGCAAGTCCATCGTTTCCAAAACAGTCCTGCCGTTTTTTATTAGTCTAATGATGGCAACCACCCCTGCCCGTCAAACGTACTTACTGTAAAATATCCGCGAAAATCAAAGCGAGGTATCAAATAACAACGACTTACCTTCTTTCCTGTCTTATCATCAGGCTCACCAGCATCTACAGTCTTAAATTTGTTGTCCTTTATCAATTCTTTCAGCTTGTCCATGCGAATTATCCATAAATGATTCTCAGTTATGTTAGGAAAGTAATATGCAAACCATCCTGCCTTCGTTGTCCTTATACCACTCGGCTTGCCGCGACACTTGTACTCAATTGCCATGTTACCCGTGCCTCCCTTGTCCCAATCCTTTTCAAACATATCTGTCTTAACTTCAAAAAATACAGGATTCTGACGATTGTTTTGAAACATTATGTCAAACGCAGCCGTGTCACCATAGGTAACAAACTTCTTGTGCCATTGCGTCTCTACAAAATGTCTAACTGCACGCTCACCCATCTGACCATCTTCTAAATCATCCTCAAAGTTATTATTCATAGCAACAAATCCTTTGTAAACTTCTGATTAGCATTTACAACACGTATCTCTAACGGATACATATGTTGTTTCTTCATAATAGAATCACTACCCTCTGTATTGACTACCTCGTAAACAATACCTTCATCAGCATCTATAACATCAGCACGTAAACCTGACGGCTCAAACACAGCCTCTGTGTAAAACTCGTGACCCCATTCCTTTAACTGCTTGCAAATCGCAAACTTCATGTCAATGTGTGCCTTGGTTTCGTTCTTACTCCAACGCATCGCGTTCCTGTTTCTATTACTAGTCCTCAACAAACGACTTACTTTATTGCGCTGCTCCTGTACGGCGTACCTATTCATCTATTTGCCTCCTACAAGCCAAACAAGTTACCCTATCATCATCATACGTAGCTTCCGAAGCCATCAAACCCTTGCTTTCGTCTACCCAACGACCACATAAAGTCCAACTAGCCCTACCCATGTACTTATGAACGATTGCCAACTAAATCCCCCATTATTGGCGTATATATGCTGTCATGCTTACATTCATAGCAATCTACCATAGGACGACCCTCTTTCTTCTCACTAAACACAAAATGCTCCTTTGTCAAGTGACGATGCTCCTCTTCCCATCGGTTTCCGCATAAAAAACAGTCAAAACGCCATTTCATTTTAATAACCTCAAACAATGTTTGCAATTAACGTGTTTCAAATTACGCTCCTGCATTTTCCTAAACTCCTGAGGCGTACTCTCATATCCACATAAACTCATATGATGTACCTCACTCGGTGCGTGCTTCTTGCGCATCCAACTCCTCCTGTATTATCTTCTTGCGATACCAGTCTACCCCTACCCAGAATCCTGAAATAAAAGATAAACCAATCAAAAAAGCCACCATAAAATCAGTCATGTCTACACTCCCTGCAGAAGCCTCCGTGGTCCTCAACATCAATCGGTGTAATAACAAATCCACAAGCCTTACACCTCCACATTAGCAGGCTCCCTGTTTATGTCCTCTATCATGTTCTTACATAATATACTTACCATTCCTAAACCTGTCGTGTACGCTTTCATTTCCTTTCCCTTGTACTCCATAGGATTGTCATCTACAAACTTCTGTATATGCATCATCAACTCATGCAAAACAACCGTCCACACATCTGCACGCGTCGCATCACTCATTGTCTATTCTCCCCTCACACCAACCAAGAAAATCCTCGCAAGCATCAAAAATACCCTGCATATATATCCTAGTATTGTAATCCGTCATTGTCCAATGCTTATCCCTAAACTCCTGAGTATTCTGCATCTTCCTTAAACAATACTTGCGTATCTCCATATACCTAATCTCTCGGTCTATGTCCGCCTGCGTAAAAGTGTGCTTGCGCTTACCCGCAACATGACTGTCACTCAAACCATTACGCTTCTTCATCCTCTTCCTCCTCATCATCCATTACTATTACTTTCATCTTTTTATCCTTACTAAAAAAATCTATCATATCCATTATACTAAAATCGTCAGGCATCGTCACCTCGCAACTTAGAAATGTAAACTCGCAAAAACTGCTGCTTACTCCTCCTGTCATACTCTAACGTATCCAACGTATCATTTATGCACTTGTTAATGTGCGTAACCATGTCCTGCTTGTCTGCCTCTACATCCTGCAACTTACCCAACATCTCCGTCATCTTAACAAACTCATGACCTCGTATCTCCGTGCGACCATCTCGCAAGTTCTTTAAAAACTCCTGACGAACCTCCTCCAACTCATGCATATTCTTAGCCATATCACTAACAACCGTGTTCTTAGTGTGCTCTATCAAATCTATCTCTACCTGACTGCGATACTCATCCCAACCTCCCTTATCGGCCCAACGCTTTATCGTCTCACCCGTAAGCTTGTAACTATATCGCTTATTCATCTTTCTTGCTATGTCGGCGTTCGCGTGGCCGCGTAGGTATAACCCCATCGCTTCCTGCTTGTCCTCCGTCGTGTAACTCTTTCCCTCTTTGCTCATCTCTTCTTATAATGTCCAAACATATCGCTAGTTGCCATTCTTCGGTCCTCAGCACGCGCCTCACTCACTACCTCCTCTACCTCTTCCTCCGTAGCCTCGTGTACCGCTTCCTCTACTATCTTGTCAAACACATTCTCAGTGCTCTCCTCTGGCATACTCAAATCAGGGGCCGGCTCTGCCACTGGAGCCTTTCTAGGCATATGTATCCTGCCATCACCACCATCCTGCTTCTGCGCATAATTCCTAACGTGCGTATCCAAAGCCTGCCATATCTCATCAGCCATAGGTGTACCCTCTATAGCACAAATGTCCTTGATACTATCCCATGTCTCTCGCCTAAATCTGTTGTTCCCAACCTGTAACATATACCGATTGGAATCACTTGTTCTTCCTGTCATGTTATACACATATATGCACCCCTTATATACTTACTCATGCAAAAATATAAAAAATTTATAGGTTACCTACCCTGTACAAAAAAAAGGGGTACCCCCCCACATTGCATGGGGGGATACTTTGGGCGGGATAACATGAGCTACTAACCCGCCCTTCATTGTCTTACTGATTATGCAAACTTTTCTTTTAGTTCAGAATAGTTTGATAATATTTCTAGATATGTTGATTTGTCTAAGCCAGACATTAGTATGGCGTTAGGGCTCATCATATTGTACATACCTTCTTCTCTCACTTCTTCGTAGGCCTCGAAGTCTTCTCTGGTTACCATTGTCTCCAGTACTCCTTATTGGGCATTGGTTCCCATCCTTCGCAGTCTACGCCATCTTCGTACATCTCAGCGAATAATGCGTCGCAATGGTCATCTATTACCTTTTTAGTTTCTGGTGAACATTTACCAGACATTGCTAAATTAGTCAATGCTGACATTTCTTCGTACCGATAGTCTTCGGTCCAAAAGGTAGGGCTCATTAATTTTTCCACCTCTCTAATTCTTCATCGTGCTTTTCCTTTGTAGCTATTAGAATATCAGTCAATACCCTAATTGCTTCTCCTCTTGTCACTCTAGTAGCATTATTTAGATTCATAAAGGTGTTTTCACTAATTATTTTATTAGTGTATAATCTTAAAGCTGAACTGCTAAAAGATTCGGCCTTAGGCCTCCCCCTTTTTGTTAAGGGGGTGATTGGTCCATCTTTACTCATAATTGATAACCTGCCTTGCCTTTCATGTTCTGCGCAATGTCTAAAATCTTTTTTGCACAATCTTGTACATATTCGTCCCTACCTGAAGCTACGTTAATAGCCATAAATCCAATAAGGAATTCTAGACGCTCGCCTAATTTAGACACTTCATTGGGTGTCAAGTCCTCTGCAAAGTTCAAATAATATCCGCGCTTAACGGTCTGGTTATTTACTTCCATTTTTACTCCTGTTTTTTCTGCCATCATTTTCTAAGTTTACACATATCGGGATATTTTCTAGGTCTTCAAACCACAACCCGTAGTGGTGTTCTTGTCGCTTGCGTATGTTAGTATGACGGTGCCAAGGTACCTATTATCCCATACTAGGCATAGGGTACTAACCATAGTCCTTTATAAGGATATGCTTTATTCTATATATCATGATATTAGGCATATTTAGTGTAAAAAGCTTTAAATATATTAAAAATCGCGTTATTTAACCCGTAGGCTTTACGCATTTTTGAGTATTAAAAAGTGCGAGCGGAATTAAAAAATGTCAAAAAAGTCGAACTAGTATATAAAGTACTCGACATAGATTTATATATATCCCTCGTCTAATTGCTCAGTATGAGCAATGACACAGAGACAACAGAGGGTAGTCCTAACGGCACTACCAGAGTCAATACGAAAAACGGTAGGTTTACTATCGTAGCAAGTGTGAGAATGCACAGTGATGGCGGTCATAGAGGAGTCGAAGAAGATAGAATGATTTGCCTAGCTGTGGATGACAAAACAGGAGAGCTAGTATCTTGGGATGCATATTGGGTCGAAGATACTATGAAATCTGGTCGTTTCGGCTGGTCTGGTGGTTATTATCAACCATACAGAGAGAATCAGCACAGAGACGAAAACACCGCTGTAGATGGCTTTAGAAGGCGTATAAAACACGAAACTGACAAATGCATCTCAAGAGCATTTGGAAGGCAAAGAAACGCCTTAAACAAGCACTACACGAAGAAAGACAAAGGGGGTGAAGAAGAGTAATCCTCTTTAGGGAGGTGGGAAAGGGGGGTGGGACCCTTTTTCTTATTTTTGTCATGATAGGCAGTTTATTTAACCCGTAGACATTTCGTTATTTTACTACTACCCATAAGCTTATAAGGCAGTATGCCTGAGCTGGCATATGGTAAACATCTTTGAGGCTGGTCCTGCTACAGGCAGAGACTACAACAGAGCTAGAATAAAGCAGATAGGTGCTAAGATTAGGAACAACATGGAGCTAATGGCACTCTGTCTTGCTACGAATAGAAGCGAAGACGCAGCTAAATATGGGCAAAGAGTCCTAGACATAGCCTATGACTTAGAAGAAGGCAAAGAAGTGATTCTATGATGACTAGAAAGCACTTTGTTAGAATAGCAGAGATTCTATTGAAGAATGGAATTGATGAAGTAACTATTGAGGACTTCTGTAATTACTTCGTTGAAGAGAACCCTAATTTTGACGTAATCCTATTTAGGAAAGCGGCAGGAATAATTTAAGGGAATCAAAAGGGGGAGGTGGGGCCCTATGGCCCTATTATCCTTTTTTATAAAGAAAAGGTAGTATATTTAACCCGTAGGATTTTCTGCTCTGGAGGCCCAGCAGGTTAGCCAGCATAGTATATAAAGGTTTCTGCATATGTAAATATATAGAAACTTATATAAAGGAGCTTGTATTCTCTTAAAATATGAGCAAAGGAGACCGAACTTACGAATACCAAGACTGCTCTCTATGTCCGGGCATTATAGACCTGAATATAGACAAGGAGTCTGGTGACGTAATATGGGCAGACGGACACAATGCGTGGCCACTAAGCGAAGGCAGATGCTGTAGTATGTGCAATGAGCTAAGAGTAGTTCCAGCAAGGATAGTACAGATGTACAGGAGCCAGAAACACTAGGGAAACCAAAAGAATCTGGGAGGTGGGGCCGAAAGGCTCTACCTTATTTTTATCAACAAAATGATGCTTATTTAA